AATCTTCTCTTTTTACTCTTTGGCTTACTTTTCTTAATCACTTGCGATTTATTTCTAACTACTTTTTTCTTTTCCCAGTTAGCAAATAAAATATCATTCAAGATCAACTTATCTTTCAAATATCTAATATAATCAATCTCACTTTTAAATTCAATCATATTAGCTCTCATGAGTGCATCGTCTTTATTCTCTAATATTACATTGAATATATCTAAGAACTCTTTGACCTCATATTTTTCTAGCTTCTTTAATATTTTGTTTTTATCTTTAATTTCGCTATGGTGTGATATTACATAAGATACTAAATCTAAATCATATTTCATTAGTTCTAATACTTCGTAATATTGTTCCATAACTCTCCTTTTAAATTAGGATAATTATAGCTAAATATTGGTTATTTTGTCCTTATTTTTTATAATTTTAAAGTTGTCTTGATATTGTCTTGAACATGATATACAATCCTGACTATTACTTCTTGTTAAATTAATACAACCTATACAACTTCTATCTTCTAATTCTTCAAGTTCTTCTATTAAATCTATCATTAACTTATGTAATCCATTTGAAAATAAAACTTGAACTTTTTCTTCGCATCTTTCATTCATTGTTAAATCATAAATAGCTTTTGCATTATCTAATGCTTTCATTCTTTACTCCCAATTTTAGTTAATATAACTTCATCTTCATACTCTTTAACATAATTATTAGTATGATAATCGTTTATTAACTCGCATATGCTATGATGTAATTGTTTTGGTATATGTGCTATTAAATCAAAATCTCTAATATCTCCATTGCATATCCCGTCCTCAAAAAAAGAATTTAAATATACATCTTCAAACATATTATCTTCTTTATAAATTATTTCAATAACTTCGCCACTTGCACTTAAATAAAACTCTCCAACTTCTAATTTCATTTTATATCCCTTTCTAATACTAAAATTTTATCCACTATCTTTTTAACTTTTTTACTTTTAACTGCACCTTTGAAGTCAAGAATTGCAGCCTTTTTATTTCCATTATTTGCATTCAAATAAAACTTATATACTTCTAACCCACCTCTTAATGAATTAAAATCAATGCCTCTTTCTTCTAAGTAATCTTTCCAAAGATATTCATTAACTCCACATACCCCAACATATAAATCTTGATGATTAGCTTCATAATTAAAACTTGATTCGCTAAAACATAAAAGAGAAATAAACTTTTTATCTTTTATCCCAATGTCGGGCTAAATCCTTTTGAAATTTATCAAGATGTTGATAATCTTGAATCTTATTAGATAAAACATCAAGTTCATTATTTAAAGCTTCTCTTGATTCTAAAAGTACAGAAATATACTCTTTATTTAATCTATCATTTTCTAACGCTATTCTCATAACTTCAAGTTTAGAAACTTTTTCCATTTCTAATAGCTTATGAACTCTTTTTAACTCTAAATTATGTGTAAAGCTATTAATACCAAAACATATAGCTATAAATATAACACCAGTTGCTATTAAATCATTTTTCATTTTAATCTCCTAATAATATTTAACTAAAGATTGATATTGTTTATTTAAAGTAATTAATCTTTTTAGTATTTTAATTTTTTGTTGGTTAATTGTTTTCATTAAATCTCAAATCTATTTTAATTTGTTCTTTTAAATTTCTAAAAGTTTTTTTTGCAATATTATCAATACTTTTAAAACACTCTATATGACAATTTATTTTTATTTCTATGCCATTAACTTCATATGTTACATAGTCATAAGTGATACTATTGCAATACAAACATTTTTTCTTTTCAGAACTATATCCATTCCATTTTTTCATTTTAATATCCTCTTTTTTTCTTGCCTCAATTATTACATACCTCAACAAAATAATCAATAATAAGTTAATATTTTTAGATTTATTTTGTTTTAGTGTGTATTTTTGTAACTATTTTAACTTATAATCCATATATTTACAAACTAAATCATAAATTATAATTAGTGCAAAGAATGATAATGTTGCTTCGTATCCGTTCATAGTTTGCAACTTTCATAGTTAGCTTTGTATAAAGTCCAATCTTTTTGATGTTTGTCTTTTTGCCATTTTCCATTAGCTCCGTATTTTTGCCATTCTGCAAATTGTTGGGGGTCTTGCTCTCTTGAGTTAATTTCTTGAAATACTTCCTCGTTACATTTTATATTATCATAACCCATTAATTCAGTTTCGTTTATACAAAATACTTGAATGTCTTGAATTGTATCAACTATATCTTCTATATAAAGTGTATCTTGTTGAACTTTTGAAGCAGCCCTAAAATAATTATCTAAAATCTCTTGCTTATTGATTTCAATAGCATTTTTTGACCATAATGGCTCCATTAGTTCTTCTAAAATATTGCCGACAAAAACTAAATAATCAGCCTTTGATATATTTCTATCTTTTCTCCAAACTTTTAAGTTTTCTGTTAAAGTTTTCATTTCTTTTTCCTTTTAATTTTGTTTTTAATATTCCAATACTTATGAAATATAATAGTGCTAAATTTAGCCATATCGTTAATCAATCTTCTTGATGTATTTGTTTCAGTTTCAAATTTAACAATAATATTTGTTATATCTTCCACTTTGATATTAATTGCTTTTTCTCTTGAATCACTCTCTAAATATAAAGCAATTAAATTTAAACCTATTAAAGCTTCAATAAATGAACCTTTTACATATCCTCTTGTTTTTGTATCTTCAATATCTTCAACTTTATCAGGTAGTGGTATTGATTTATCTAATAGGTTAAGTAAATGATTATATCTTTCATTGTACATTCTTGAAATATTTACATTATTACAGTTTGTAATTTTATCGTTTATACTATCTATTGTTGCAAATTTAGATAATTCTATTGATAAAGAATTTGCTGATTTAATCATAAAGTTGCTAGTTTCTTGATTATCGAATATTCTAACACCTTCTTCATCTTTTCCAGCAACTCCATTAATTCTTGCATGACAGAATGCAAATAAGCACTCTGTTTTAATTTGTTCAATTAGATTTAACATTTTTTAGACTCTAAAATACTGTTTAATTCTCTTTTATAATCTTCTATTTTTTCCATATCAGACTCAATACAATCTTTTTTACCTAATCTTAATTGATATTTTAAGATATTGAATTTTAAAGCTCCTATATACTCTTCTTGCGTTAAAAAAGCTTTTATAATGTCAATAGAATCAGCATCTAACCATAAATTATAATGACTTGCTTTTGGATTTTTTAGATTATTATTTGAGTTTTTAACTTCCTCTATTATAATAAAATATTCTAATATTTCATCTTCTGTGAAATATTCAGGCTGGTTAAATCTATTAAAAATTACAAATTTTTTATCTTGTTGTCTTTGTGTTGCAATTTCATAAGTAGTATTTTTATCTAATGCTACCGTTGCAAATTTTGGTTTAATTTTTAAACCTATTTTTATCATTTAAATCTCCTCTTTTTTCTTAATTATAATCTATAAAAAAAGATAAATCTAGTTTTTAGGCTAAATCTATCTTTAAATTTGTTTTTGTGTTACTTATTGATACATTTTAAAAAGGCACTTCGCTATCATCAATCTCAAAATTAGGTTCATACTCAATTACTGGCTCTTGTTTTTGTTGTGGTCTTTGAGATTCTTGATTGTCTGATTGACTTTTAGAGTCTAGCATTTTCATTTCATCAACTCTTAAAGAGTGTCTACTTCTTTCACTTCCATCTTGTGCAGTCCATTTTTCAAAAATTAATCTTCCCTCTAATAAAACTTTTGAACCTTTTTTTAAATATTGATTAGCAACTTCCCCAGTTTTTCCAAATATTGTAAAATCTAAAAAACAAACTTCATCTTTTTGTTCGCCACTTGCTGATTTATATTTGTACGATGTTGCTATTGCACTTTTTGCTACTGCTGAACCACTTGGCAAATATCTAAGTTCAACATCTCTTGTTAGATTCCCGACCATTACTACTTTATTGTACATACTAATCCTTTTTTATTTTAATTTTATTCTCTACAACTTGCTATTAATCTAGCCCATGACTCTTCATCTGCTTTAAATGTAAATCCGTTTTGACTCATCATAACTTTTATTAATTCGATATGATTGACTAAGTCCTTGCTACTTATCTCAGTAAGGCTTTTTGCTTTACCCTCACTATCTTTAGGAAAGTTAGTTAATTGCTTTAATAACTGGTGTATCGAGTCTTTACTTAATTGTTTTAAATCTACTTGAACATATCCAAAAACTTTGTGATTAAGTTTGATAGGATACTTTAAATTTACTTTTATATCGTTTATTATAGTTCCCCAAAATAAACGATTAAAATTTTTAGAGATAACCATTTTACTTTATTTCTAAATTTATAAATGTACTAAATTGTTTTTGTAATTCAACTACATATTTCGACCATACTTTATTATCTGTAACATCTGCATTAACTTCCACTTCAAAAGTTGCAACTAATTTAACAATCTTTTTACCAGTTTCTTTTTGTTTTTCTAAAACTTTTAATTGTTCTTTTTGTTCTTCATTTTCTTTTTGTTGTTGTTTTTTAAACTCCTCTTCTTTGGCTAAAGTTTCTCTTTGTTCTTCTTGCATTTTAATTAAAGCTTTTGCTCTATCTTCAATTTCAAGTCTATTTTTAATCATCTTTTCTAATTTTTCATCATAATCAGAATCTTCGATAATACTTTCAACTTCATTTAATTGAATTGGTGTGATTAATCCAGCATTTGAACACTTAAGCTCTAATTGCATTTCTCTAATAGTTACTTCATCTTCTAGTTTTTTAACTTTTATCACTAACAACTCTAAAGCATCTAAAGCACTTTTTGATAATGCAACTTTTGACAAACTCCCCTCAACTACTAAAGTCTCAATATTACAAACTTGATATTTAGAACTAACTTTATATTCTAAATATAAATCTTCAATTTTAGCTTTTAAAAGGGTTCTAATAAAATCAAATCTTTTTTGTTTAAATACATTTACTCCCTCTAAAATAAAAGCTCTTTTGTTTTGAACTATTGAAATTAATTCATCAACTGCGATTTTTAATTCATCAGCTGGTTTTTTAATTATTGCAGCTGTTTCTTTTCTTTTATCATCTAAAGTTTTAGCTAATTTATTTAATTCAGTTGCCATTTTGGAACAATCTTTTTCTGTATCTTCTGTAACTTCTACATCATATTTAGCTAAATAAATAGCTAATACTTTTTTTAACTGAATAGTATTTGTTTTAATATGAGTTCCACCATTACAAATAATATCAGGTAAAGTATTCTCTATAACTTCTACTTCTACTTGTTCAACTTCATTTATTAGTTCGCCAGTTTCTGAATCATATAATTCCCCATCAATTAATATATTATTGCTCATTTGCTTTTTTCTCCTCTTCAATTGTTAAATTTAGTCTTTTTATTGCACTTGCAAATTTATTCATAGGCATATCTTTTAAATCTTTAATTTCAAAAGCAATACAAAACTTTTCTCTAATTCCATCTTTTTTAATCTTTTTAATTAGTTCTTCTAGTTGTTGTAGCATATCGCTAGTAATTGGTTTTGGTTGTTCTGGCTCAACTTCTGGCATATCTTCATTATTATAAATATATAATCCAAGTCCAAACATTGCTAAACACTTAGTTAAACATCTCATAATAGTTTTATTTATATCAAACATTGTAAATGAATCAACACTTTTATCAATCATGTTTCCAGTTTTAGCACCACTTACATATTCATTGACTTGATAAGTATAAGGTTTATTTTTCATTGCTTTATTTGCTCCGTCCATAACTGGCAACCACATTTCGTGAGTTAAATTATTTGCTGTAACTTTTACATAAACCATTGCACCACTATCATCAGAAAAATAAGGTAAGTTATTTTCATTTTTTACAACTTCATATGTAGCATCCGTATAAACTTTTACAAATTCTCCCCAAGCTTCCGACCAAGATAAATATTTTAAAGCATTTCTTCCACTTCCCTTAGTATCTGTCTTTGCATTCATATTTAAAGTAGATAATTTTTTAAAATTTTCTCCCATTTTTACTAAATCTTTTACATTTTCCATATTTTCCCCTTACTTAATTTCTTTGATTATATCAATCAAAACTTCTCTCATTGATTCTTTAAAATCGTAACCATCAAATAAATCTGATTCTTTTAAAATCAATTTTACTTCGTCTTCAAACTCTTGTAAATCATCTGCTACTTTTTCAATTAACGAATCCCAACTAATCTCTTGACCTTTTAAAGATTCTTCTTTTTTTCTTAATGCGTTATCTACTGCACAATCCATTTAATCAACCTCTTATTTATATTGATTTACAAAAGATAAATCGTGAACAATGCAGCAATGCAATATAATTCCATCTTCATTTAAAGCGCATGTAAACTGTATGCTTTCTATTTTTGAACCACAAGTATCAATATACTCATTTACTGCTTTTTCTAATCTTGAACTGTCTACTTCTTCTAATATTTTAATCATTTAATCCCCTTTTTCTTTTGATATATCCCATTATAAAACAACTCCAAACTAAAAGCAATATTTAGCTTTAAATTTGTTGAAAACTTTTATTTAGTGTTACTTTTTGTAATAATTAATCTAAATACTCTCTAATCTTTTGAATAGTGTCATCAAATCCAAATCCATATTTGGCTAAATATCCATCTTGATTTAAACTTTTGAGCATTTCAAATTGTTCTTGATTATGGCATTTTCCAGTTTTTTTATTTATTCTTTTTTTTAAAGTTACACCATCTTTTAAATATACTTCATTTATATCTTTTTTAACTTCAATATAAAGCCCACTAAAGCCTTTTGATTGTTTTGCGATAAATAAGTCTGGATAACCTCTTCTTTTCATTTGTAAGGCTTTAAACTTAGTAGCTTGACCCATTGTAAGCTTAATATCCGCTCCGACATCAAACCTATAATTAATATTTGGATATTGTAATTTTAAAAATGTTGCGACTTTTAAAGAAATTGACTCTTCTGTTTTTTTATACATTATCTTGACTCCAAGAAAGTATTATAAATTTCATCTGCAAATTTATTTTGTTGTTCCATGCTAAAAGTTTCTCTCCATTGCTTTGGTGTTCCATGTGGACTTATAATTTTTCCCTTATGGTGTTCAACACATAAAGGAATTAGTCTCTTATGATTTTTCTTATCTGTGCTTTTAAACTTTACATGATGCCATTCCACTTGCTGGATATAACAAACAAAACATCTTCCATAGCATTCCTCATGTAGCCAATTTAAATACTCTCTTTCAATGGTTGAAATTTTAGGAGCTTTTATCTTTAGTAATTGTTGTTCTTTGGTGTACATTTATAAATCCTTCTTTTCAAAATAACACCCGTAAAATCTTTTACAATTACTACATACTTCTTGATATGTTCCATCTATTTTGTTTTTACAATCATCACAACTTGTAAATGTAAAATTATTATCAACATAACTACAATCTACTGGCTTACAAAAAGAACAACTACACTCTATATTATGACCTTTTGATAATTGTTTTTTTAGTCTTGTATTTTCTTTTTGTAATAATTCTAATTCATTGTAGGCATTTTCTACAATATCTCTAACTTCCCAAAATGGTTTTATTCCAACTCTTTTATCTATTTCATTATATTTTATTAATGCTTCATCTCTATTCATTAAATAATCCTCCATCTTCATTTTCATATTCTAAAGATTCTTTTTTATAAAAATTACAGCCCTCGCACTTAAACACATCAAGTTCATAATATAAACTTAAACTATTTGTACAAATATAATCTATCTTTTTAGTAGCTCCAATAAATAAACAAGTTTTACACTTATATTTGTTTTTATCTTCATAGTCGTTTAAATAGTCTTCGATGTTTGTTTGGTCTTTATGAATTATGATTTCATCATTCACAATATTCTCCTAATTTTTCGATATTACTACAAGGTAAATTATTATCACTTCGATTTAATGATTTTCTTAAAGAGTCTTTTTCTCTAACTTTATCTCTTCTTTTTTCATTGCAACTTGCACAAGTATCAACAGTAGCATTAACTACTTTTAAATCGTATGTTCTTTTACATTTAGTGCATTGATTTAGTTCTAATTTTCTTTTCATTTATTCATCTTCTACTATTTTAGAATATCTTTTTGCTTTTTTAAATGCTTTTATTTGCAATTCAAGTTCAAATATTTGTAATTCTAAAAGATTAACACTAACCAAGTGATTGCATTTTTTAAATGCTGGTTTATTTGGTGTGGCATCTTCTGCCATTCCATTATTATCACAACATAAAAAACAATTTTTTTCACTCATTTTATAATATTTCATTTATTCCTCTTTATAAACCAAATACAATCAATAGCTTTATCAGCTTTTGAAGATTTAGATTTTTTATTTTCTTCAACTATTTTTAACTTGCAATTTAATTCATCTAAGTAAATTGAATTTATACAATCTTTGCAATCGTACACATTTTGTTCTTTTGCTTTTTTAGCCACTATTTAATTAAATCTTTAATAGCATCATAAAAAGATTCTTCTTTCATTTCGCGTCCATTATTAGCTCTAGATCAAATACATATAACTCTAACCCTTTAGCTAGTTGCACTCTCAATTCTTCATTAAACATTTCATTATGTTTTAACTCTTCTATTTCTTTTTTATATCTTTCAATTAAAAACTTAATTGATATAATTTTTGCTTTATCACTCATAATTTTCCTTTTTATTTTATTATTGCAAATTTAAACTATTTTGTAAAGTTTTACCTGGTATTAGTTGGGTAAAACTTTTGTTTGTTACTTTTAGTTACTAATTTTTAGATAATGAACCAATAGATTTTAAATATTTAAATTTTTGGTAAGCATCTGATTTTGGTTGAGATTGTCCTAATCCTTTACACCAATAATCATTTCTTAAAATACATTTTGCCATTCTTCTCCATGATGGAACCCATTGTTTAGATTCTAAATCTTCAGGAGCTTCATCAGGTATTTTTGTATATCCTCTATCTTGCCATGATTTGATAAACTTTTTAAATCTATCTTTATAATGTAATCCAGTTTTTTTAGGTAATGTTTGCAAAAGTAAATTAACAAAACTTTCCCAATTATGTCCATCAGGTTTAGATATTTTATTATATCCAGTCATATTTCCATTTTCTTTAATATACAAAGCTCCACTATTAGCACCATTAACTCTATTAACTACTTTACTCCATGTTTCAGGTTCTAAAATATGATAAAGCCATAGCCCTTGCCTTTGGTCGTCTCCGTATGGTTGGCATAATCTTTGTTGTGATAACTTTACACCAGCCATATTCATTTTGTCATAAATTTCATTATGTTTTAAATGTTGATATTTTCCGTGAAATCTCCAAATGTCTTCTGTTTTCCAATCATAAATAGGATAAATATTATATAAATTTTCTTCTACCAAAGAAGTATAATCATAATTATTATAAGTTTTCCCATGTTTATATGATGTTATTGCTCTGTATCTATGTAAACTTTCATCTGCTCTAATTCCAATAAATGCAGCAGTTAAAGTATCTCTACCGTACCATTCACCAAACAAAACCATAAACTCTTCAAATTCCATTTTGTCTATAAAAAATGGATAATCTTTTTTTTCTTTTGCTTGTATTGGCTTATTTCTAACCCAAATATCTTTATTATCTTCATCCCAACAAATCCATCTTGGTTCATAATTTGTTAAAGCATTTCTTAGCAATAATGGAACACATACCCAATGTAAATCTATGTTATCTTTATATTCTTCTACCATATATAAAATATGATTTATTGTATCTGTATATTGAGCTTCTAAATCAATAATTAATAATCCAACTATTCTATTTCTTTTTCTTGCTTCTTCTAAAACTAAATGTGTCATTACTGAACTATCTTTACCTCCTGAAAAAGAAATATAAATACTTTCAAATCCATCAAATATATTTTTTATTCTTTCTCTACTAGCATCTAAAACATTTATTTCATTATATTTTTTAGTTCTCATTAGTATAACTCCGATTGTCTTGCGATATTTGCTTCTTCCATTGTAATTGATTTTCTTCCATTATTTTCTAACCATACATTTAAATACTTTAATGCTATATTATTTGCTCTATCTTGTTGCTCTGCTGTTAATCTAAACCATCCAGCTCTATATTTTGATGGAATACCTCTTGCATAACAAGCAGCTGCTTGACCTAGCCACGCAATTCTATTTAATGCAATATTTGATAAATTTTGCTCACAAGAATTTTTCCACTCATAAATTAATTCAGATAATGCCAAATCAAAATCATGTTCATTTTTTAAAAAATCTGCAAATTCTTCTTCTGCTTGGTCTTTTGTAAAATTACTCATTTTTGTTGCAAAAAATCCAGCTTTGTAGCACTCCCAGTTTTCATAAGTATGAAAAATTCTATCATATGAAGCATTCACGGTATTTCTTAAATTTAATCTTTCTTTTTCCATTTCTGTTACTTCATCTGTTAAATCTTCCCATAATCCAATATCACACTCTACTGCATCCCATGACCTACTAAAATCTTCATCTTTAAATAAATCTTGTAATCCAGTAATTTGACATAATCTTAAAACCTCATCTTCATCCATTCCAAGCTCTTTACAAATTCTAGCATTTGACCAATTTCTATTTTTCAATTCAACAACCATATCAGACATTGCATCAACTTTATGTTTTCCTCTAGCTCTATTATGTCTAACAGTTGAAGCCATACGGTCATTTTTACTTTCTCTATCTTCACTTAATGCAACAATAGGAAGATAACCATGTATTCTATTTTGAATATCTAAACATTCTTTTCCTACTCTATGTCTATGAAAACCATCAATTACTTCATTTTCTACTCTTTCAGAATGAGACCATGTAACAATAGGTTGAGTATATCCATCACTTGCAATTGATAATCTTAATAATTCCATTTCAGGAGGTGCAACAGTATTAGGATTATAATCATTGGCTCCAACACTTGTATTTTTAACCCACTTAACAAAATCAACTGGTTCATTTTTAAATGGACTTATTTTATGTAATTGTTCTCTAATATAATTTAAGTTTTCAATTAACTCATCTTTTTCTAAAGTAAGCAATTTTGTAATTATATTTTTTGTTTCAATTTCAATATCTTTTAACATTTTATACCATCCATTAATTTTGAAATAATATATTTATCATTTTTTAATGTATAAATATTTCCTTTTATATCTTGTATTTTCCATACAACATTATCTATTTTTATAGTTTGCATTTTAGCTCCTTTTTTTTCTTAATCCCATAATAACAACATTTTAAAAACATAGCAACAAAATAAACAAAATTTATTAAAAACTTTTATTTAGTGTTACTTTTCTTCACTTTTATATCTATTTTTATATCCGACTTTATCTAAAATGTGGTCTTCAAATAAATCTCTCTCTACCCATACTACATTGCCAACTAATACTGTTCTATCTTTGTATCTTCCTCTAAGATAATCAAATTGACTATTAGTAATATCATACATATACATAGCTTCACTTCTATTGATGTATTTATTGCTAGGTCTTGATGTAAAAATATTTACTTCTCCATTTATTCTTAAAATATAATATACTGACCCATAAGGTATATCTAATTTTTTAGCAATGTTTCTCCCTGATAATCCACTTTGTTTTAATTTAATTATTTTATCAATTGTTTTTTTAGAATACTTAGCTCTTTTTTTAGTGTCAAATTCAAAGAATCCATAATAACTACTCATTTAAATATCCTTTGTGTGACAATCATTTACAATATTAAAAACTTTTTCCAAAGTCTTAACCGATTTTAGTGAATCCAATCTAAAATTTTGCTTGTATATTTCATACCTTTTATAAAACATAGTTTCAATCATTTTAGGTGTAACTACAACAAACGAATATCTTTTAATTACTCCATCACTTCTTTTAATCTTAATATCTTTTTTGATTGTCAAGTTATATTCTCTAAGTAATAATTTTAAATGCGTACTTACTGAATTTGTAACTCCAAGTTTATTAATTGGAATACTTTTATTATGCTTTACTTTTTCTATTTCCAATACTTCATATTTCCAATTTTCTTTAGCTTTATTATATTTTTGTTTTTGAATATTCTTTAAAATATCATTTGCTAATTTTCTTCCTTCTAATACACATTCATCGCTACAATAAATCCATCTTTTTGGATTGGTTATTTCTTTGTTACATATTTTACATAGTTTCATTAATAAAATCCTATCTTGATACCTTGCATAAAAATTACTATTTCTGCAAGTTTTTCATCTTCTTTGTTTTGCTTTGTAATTGCAAATGGAACTTTATTTTGTTTTACAAGTTTTATAAACTCATCTGATAGTTTAAATAACCTAGCTCTATTACTAGATAATTTAATGCAATCGTATTCTTTACCAAGTCTTTCATTTACAAATAAATAAGAATCGCTTAATCCAAGTTCTTTACATAAAGGAACAAAAGGCATATAGCTTGATAAATCAATACATTTTAATCCGTATGATTTATCCTCGTCAGCTAAATTATCTTTATTCATATATGCAAATGAACCTAAATTGTTAATATATGGTCTTTTATTTACATTTGAATAAAAAGTGTTTTTTGTTTTTCCTTTTACTTCTGCTAAATCTGAAATAGAAATACAGTTTGTTAATAGTGTCATAATTTACCCCTTAAGCTTTCACTATTTAAAGTTACTCTACTAATTTTATTATCTTTTAATCTATCCGTTACTCTATCACCTAAAAATTGCTTAAATTCATCTGTTTCTAAATTAGAAATATAAATAGTTGGAAGTAGCTCATTGTATCGATAACTAATTAATTCTTCTAATTGTATTTTTTGCCAGTCCTGCAACTCTCTTTTTCCAATTTCATCTAATACAAGTATATCAACCTTTTTAAAGCCATTAAACGAGTCAAACTTTTTTTGTGTATAAAGTTCCAATAATTCAAATTCTGTCACATATCGGCAATATATGAGTGCTTTATGTATGATATTATTAATAAGTCCGATTGATAAATGAGTTTTTCCAGTTCCAACACTTCCAAGGATTAATAAATCTGACATTTCATTTACTTGCTTTTTACTAAAACAATTTTTCATTTTATCAACTAATTTGACTTGATAATCATTTATTGGTTCGGGTTTTGCATTTTCATATCTCTTTGGAATATTTGCAAACTCTAAAATGTTAGTTATTCTAGTGCTTTTAAATTCATTTTCTTGTTTTTCTTTTTCTAATCTATCAAGTTCTTTTTGTTCGTTTGTAATTGGTGTTATTAGCCGTTTAATATCTTGCATTAAAATTCCTCATCATCACGACTAATATCGTAAGTTTTTCCACTTAAATCCAAAGTACTTTTAGCTACTACTTGATTTAAATATCCTTCAAACTTATTGCTAAACAATGTTTCAGGTCTTAGATATGCACTCATTTTTTTATCTTTTAACCATTCAGCAGTTTTTTTATCAATTACTATTTTAAAATCTTCAAAATTAAATCCATCATTAAATCTAGCTTTTATTAAATCTTTAGTTTTGCTACTACTAGATTTATATTTTGTATTTGCTTTTAGATTTAGATAATTAACTATTTCAGCAAAAGGATATATATCTTCTTTACTTACCTTACCTAGCTCTAACCTTACCTTACCTAGGCGTACATCGTGTACACAATTTGTATCCATAGAATATGAATTATTTTCATTTACAGATAAAAGTGCCTTTTCATCGTGATAGTTAGTTTCTTTAAATCTATCTTTTTGAATGTAATTATGTATTTTCCAATGTTTAATTACAATTACGCCACTATCAAAAGAAAGTATAAATTTTTTAGCTAATAAAACTTTTATTTCATCATCTGCAGCACCAACAAATCTTATTAATCTTTTAGGATTATTTACAAATCCCTCATCATCTGCCCTCATTGATAAATGAAAGTATAAGGCTTGTGTAGATAATGGCATATCAAGAAAAGCATCGCTGTCTATAATACTTTTTGCAAACATTCTTCTCTCAGCCATTTGTAACCTCTATTTCTTTTATACTTTCTAAATCCAATCTCCATATGGCAAATCTTTCGCCTATAATATTTCCAGTCTCTCTTTTGTATTTAGTTCTATGTTCATCTACTATATAGCTATTTAAGTATCTTATATTTACTTTGTATTTTCTACCTCTATTGTATGCTACCCCTACTATTGTAGCAGTATGTGTAAAATTATTTTTCGCCATTCTTTTCACCTTTATAAATATAAGTTGCATAACTAACTGGCTCACTAAATCTATTAGTAGTCTTAGTCATTTTAGTTTCTATGTTGTGATTTTCTCTTAATTTAAAAATAGTATCTGATAATCTATATACAGATAATTCAATTAGAGAAACAAGCGGGTTTATACTTCCGTTTTGTTTTAAGTAATTTAATACTCTTTGTTGTTGAGTTTGACTCATTTTGTACCTTTCGATACCGCTATGATTAAATTTAAGGGATTGTTTTTGATTGAATAGTTGCGGTCGGTCTATTCTACAAGCTCTTAATAAATCCCACCGACCGACCAAAGTAGAAATGGGATTTACAAAAAGCTTTAAATGATGGCTTTTACTTCTCTATCTGTAAATAGATGCCATCAGAAGATAAATATTATGATATAAATACCTACAGTTATTTATAAAATTACAACTTTTTGCAGTTAATCTTGTATATATGTTGTAAAAGCCAATTTTCGGAATAATCCTCTGCTTTGGACTAATTTAACCATAATTATAACTAAATAAGAATAAAATCATACTTAGTCTTTTAAATATGTCGCAATAAATACACCAGCTAAAGCTATAAATTGAAAAAATGTTCTTTCAATAGCATCTGAAAAATTGTAATTACCATATAATAATGGAAATAAGAAATTACCTATTGCTAATCCTATAAATAAAGATATTATTTTAATTCTCATATCTTACTTCTTAATCAATATTAAATGAACGCAGATAGTTAAGAATAAAGCATACGGATAAGTAAATACTGCACATAAGTGTAATAAAATCATAATGAAGTGAATCATTTTAAAGCTCCTTTTTATTTTTATCTAAAATAGCTTGTGTTTTTTCTCTATCCATCCAAACAATTAAAGCCCTTTTGTTTGTTCCTGATAAATCTTGATTAAAGCCTTCTTTTGTACCAAATTTAATTTCATAATAATTTTTTCTTTTATCCATAGAAATCATATCGGTATCTAAATTTTGAAAAATGATACTATCATCTCCATATTCTTTGATTAATTCGCTTAATGTCATTTTAACTCCTTTTTATTTTTAATATCCAAACTATAACTAGATTTTTAAAAGTTGTAAATGATTTTTGATTTTTGTTGAGGTTAAATTTATGAAGTGTTACGATTGGTAATAAAGTGGAGGATAATAAGGGATTCGAACCCTTGGATGCTTTTTAATACATCTCTGCTTTAGCAAAACAGCTTCATAAGCCACTCGAACAATTATCCATTAAATACTTACTTCGAAAGTTGAGAGGTCTAGGTCTTCAGTTATTCCCCAAGTTGGAAGACTCCACGGTACTATAAAGTTTCGGATTTTAAATCCTCGTCAGCCGTGCTGGTCTTGGGCTAGATGTTTCTATGTCAACCTCTCCGAGAAACCCACGGAGTAAATATTTTGACTAATCAGATTAAGTATCAGTCTAGCTTTTAAATCACCTTTTTTTAATGTGGTTCGAGGTTCTTAGGCAGTCCACTAAGGAGTTTAACATGAATAAAAAACTTACAAAAATAAGAAATCCATCATCTATTACTTAAGGTAATAACTCTAAAGATACCTTTTGCAATATCTTTGCAGTAAGTATAGTCATTTTCACATAGACTAAAACTCACTACAAAAACATAAAATATCGGATAGTTGCAATTCTATCCGATACCAAGAAAGGAGGTTTAAACGAAAAATGAATGTTACAATGCCTAAAAGCAACTGTGTTATAAAGAAAATTTGAGAAAACTTTACAACAAGAGAATTATAATACATTAAATCTAAAATGTAAAGTGATATTTTACTAAATTTTGTAATTTATTATTTTTGTGTAGTATAGTAACATTGTTAAAATTTATTTTGTTTTTTAGGTTAGATTGCTTGACATTGGTTTGATTTTGTTTTATTATGGGGATAAGAAAAAGATTAAAGGGGATTGAATGTTAGAAACAAAAATTAAACGGTTCTTAAAATATGAGTTAAACGATTGGGATAGTTTTAAATATACTTTGGAAAAATATGATGAAACTCAAATAAAAGTTGAAATTAAAAATATAGATTGGCAAATAGAAAAAATTATGTATTTTGAGTTAAATGATGATAATTTATCTTTATATATGGCTAGTGAATATTGGCAAAACATAGAAGATAAAAATTATAATAAGTTCTTTTGGATTGAACTTTTAGCAGTTAATTAGGATAAAAAAATGAAAACTAAAAACAATTATTCAAAACTAAGAAGTCAAAAAAATATTGCTCATGGCAAATTAAATATTGCAAATTATAATTTAAGACTAAAAACAGATGAAGTCAAAAGACTTTTAAATGTTTTAGATACTGAACAAAGAGTAAATCAACTTTTAGAAAATAGAATTAATTTAGAAGTTGAAGAAAAACAACTAGCATTTAAAAAATTAGCTGAAATAACTAAAGAAAAAAATGATTATTACGATTGGTGTATTGAGGAAATTAAAAAGAAAAATAGGACTAAAAATAAGTTGATTATTGGATTAACTGTTTCAATGTTTGTGATTACTGCACTTGTTGCGGTTATAATTAAAGGATTATAAAATGACAAATTTATCTCATACAGTTAAAATAACTTGTGTAAAAAGTAATAAATCTAAAACTATTAATTTAGATAAATACACTCCATATAAAGCCAGACATATATTTGATTTTTATGCAAATCATTCAGAGTTTTTAATAGAGCTAGTTTAATTAACTAACTCGAAATGTGGTTTATCGGAAAAATTAATCCAGTTTCCGCCCCATTGTATTTTTATATTTAATTGTTTAGCTACTTCTTTAAATTGTTTTGCTAAATCTTCAAACATTAAGTCAGATTCTTTTGAACCATCGAAGGGATTATGACCTTTTTTAAATGGAATAATATCAATAGCTAAAGATGGAAAGTAATTATGCTTTCCCTTTTTGCTTATACCGTCTATTTTACTAAATCCTTTATCATATAGTTCTTTTTGTCTTTCTAAACTTCTATGCCCTTCTATAACTGTAAAATCAGTTACCTTAATTAGTTCATTGCAAATCTTAATTAATCTTTCATCTACATTTTTTAAATTGTCTAAGCTTCTTTGACTAAAACTATACATATTATTTTCCTTGTAATTTATTTATAAAATCTTGTTTATCTGTGCTACCTTTTGAACTACCTCTATAATAATTATAAACAGCCCCCATAATACCAAGTAAAGAACCAAACATTATATTAACTATTTGTAAGTTATCTTTTGGAATTTCAATAAATAGCAAACCAATTCCTAATAATAAAACTGCAAAAACTGCTAAAAAATCAAGTATATATGGTGTATTTTTTGCTAACCAAGTTGCATTTTGAGTTTCTTGAATTTTTGTATTATTCTCTCTTGCATTTGCCGTATTTTGATTATCTTGAATAGTTACAAATTCTTTAGCACGATTATCTTCTTTTATTTTTTCAAAATCAATTTTCATAATCTCAATTTGAGAATCCATGATTTTTTGTTTGTCTTCAGCTGTTAAATCTGTTTTAGACAAATCTACACCAGTTAATTTTTCAATACCTTTAACTACTAATTTTTCCCCGTAGTCATCTATCAATTTTCCTACAAAAGGAATATCACTTAATATACTCATATTAATCCTTCTTATCGTGCTTTATTTCTTTCATTTCTCTAATTGTCGCTTTAAAGTTAGTCTTGCTAGATGATATTATTTCATCTTTCATTTCTATCTTTAAAGTATTAATTTCCCTGATAATATCTATCTTATCGTCATTCCAATCTTTCATAAAGTTTTTAATATCAGTTTGGTAAACATAAGTACAGATAGTAACAAATGCAACAAATATAATAATCATCCAACGATTATCATTTTTAATTGTTTTAACTGCTTCAAGAATAGGTCTAGCCCAGTTTTCAAAATCTTCTAAAAGGGCTATTCTTTTTTCATGGTCATGATGTTTAGTTTTAAAAGCTTCAAGCTCTTCTAAGCACTTTTTACATTGTTCTGTCATTTTTAACCCTTAGTAAATAATTTAAATGGCGTGATGGTACATACGAATCCATAAGTATAATTTTGATTTAATTCTTTTATGCAAAAGTTTTTATAACCCATTAAAAGTCTAAACCCTCTATCACCTTTATAAAAAGGAAATATTTGATTCCACATGATGCAATAATAATACATTGGATAATATTTACCTTTGTCATCCCAAATCTCTTGAAACTTCAAGCCCATATTTTCTAAAGATGGGGCATCTGTTACATTTGGATTACCATGTACTAAAGATTTAACTATAACTCTATTGTTTACACCTAAAAATATTCCTAAATTATGTGTTGGGTTTCGTAATAAACACCAATTAAGTCTTGATAAATATGTATCTGTTGGATAATCTCTCTTATAGTAGATGTCACTAAATCCATCATATTTATTTCCATAAATAGTATCTACCCATTTCCATTTAAAGCATTCTTGATTACTTTCTTTATTTATATTAATAGTATCTTTTCTAAATAAAACTGCAATAGGAAGTATTAAAAATCCTATTGCTTTAAAAAATGAATCAAATAAAAATAAGAGTAATATTTTTAAAATATTATAAATATGTTTCATTTATTGGCTCTTATAAATTCTCTTGCTTCTGCTCTTTTTAATTTTAGTTCTTCCCATTCGAGAGTATTTTTTTTATCATAATCTTCTCCAAATTTGAATTGAGTTGAATCAAGTAAATATTGAGCTTCATTTATCTTATGTTGTAATTCTTCTTTTGCAATTTCTTCATCTGTTGGATAAATAAAAGAATCTTCACATAATTGTATTAATTCTGTATATTCGTCTAAAGAAGTATTGAATTCTTTTGCTTTTGTTATTAATATTTCAATATGTTCTTTGTGTCCTGAAAATGACTCACAATGCTTTTTTATACCATTTTCATACCAAGTAGCCTCTATCCAGTTGTTTTCACTTAAAATTAAAATTAATTCTATCATGCTATCGCTCCTTTAAATAATAAAAATTGCAATATAATTGCTTCGGATAAACTTCCGCCAGTTACATTTGTAATTGTGATTACGGCTTGACCAACTCCATTTGCTGCACAATCAATCCTATATGCTGACCTACTTACTACTCCACCAATTACTTCTGCTACAATAATATCATTTGCACCGATTAGAGAGTTTGCTAAACCAAAAAAAACTTGTGTATTTGCCGCTAATGCTGCATTACTTGTTGTAATTTGTCCAGTTGGTTTATTAAGTGTAACCGCCGTTCCTTTACTTGTTAATTGTGTAACTGTGCCACCTGAACCAATTCCATAACCAAAAGCCACTCCACTTGTTTCAATAATGTTACCTACAGAAATTGGAATTTTTCCATTTAAGGTTGTAATTCCTTTTACTCTTGCAGTCGATACACCAGCAGTTCCAGTTGGTGTTGCATATGCTGTAAATACAATTGTTCCAGTTGTTATGCTTGTAACTAAATAAATTCCATTTGGCGCATTCGTTGTTGATATAAGTCCAGTTGTTTCAATATAATCACCAGCTAAATATGTATGAGATGTTACATTTAGTATAATTGTAGTTGTTGAGTAACTCCAAGAGTTAATAGTCACTAATGTATCTTTATATGCTAAATTTGGAGCTAAAATTTTACTTGCAAAACTTTTAATTCCCGTGATAGATTCATCACCATAATTATTTACTTTTAAATTCCAGTTTCCTATTGCTAGATTCCAATAAATTGAGCCACCAGTAGTTGGATTTTGTCCAGTTGCATGAGTTAATTTACAAATATAATAAATTCCACTTACACTTACTGTCTGCCCTAATGTATAGCCTTGAGAAATCCAATCGCCTTGATAATCGGCTAAACCTTGTGCAATGGTTGCATTTGTATTTAGTTCGGTACTCATTGCGTTAGCTTCTGTTTTCCAAAGTTGCATTTGAGTCGACCAACTTCCACCTAATATTCCAAAGTTTAATTCAGCAGCAGCACTAAACGCTGGCCAATCCTCTTGCGTTGGATAATCAACTTCTAGTGGAAAATCTAAAGTAGGTAAATCGGCTGTTATTTGAGTTGCCATTTATATCCTTTTTGTTTAATTATATCATTTCTATAACTGTCCAACTTAGAACAGTTTTATCGTTGTTTGTAGCTAATGGCTCGACCGATTCATAAACGCCAAGAGTCACTATGTTTTCATATTTGGAAGATGGCACTTCATCGATTATAAAAGCCATTACTATATCGTCATAATTTTCAATAATTCTTAATGTATTCATTGCAATATCTGAATTTACAGAAGTTTCAAAATCGTGATATTTTCTTTTAGCTCTAGATGTAATTGTAGTTATTCCAAAATCATCAGTATTTTTTATAGTATAAGAGGTTCTTCCAAGTTTAACACCCTCTAAAGTTCTGCCCATATTTGTACTTCTACCACCGACCATAAAACCAACTTGTACATTAGAATATGAACCCTTTGAAAAAGTTACTCTTATTTTGTTCCCAAATAATGGCAAATAAAATACCTTTGAGCGACTTGAATAATCTATAAATTTAGCATGAATCCAATTTAAATAAGAGGGTAGCCCCTGTCTTCTTGGATTAGAAAACATATCTGTAAAAAGAACATTATCTAAAGCATCCAAAACCTCAACTAGAATTGAAACTCCCCTAAAATATCCAATTACTAAGGTTTCAATTCCTATTTTATCAAAAGTACATACAAAATCAGAATTTACAACTGTTAATGTTTGACTTCTTGTATCTATTAAACTCCAATAATTAGACACTCCCCACTTTGTCCAGTGAGGACTACTATTATTAGGTTCAAAATTTAAACTTCCAGCATATGAACAAATCCATATATAGTTACCATATATAACTTTATTTCCTACTACATAAGTAGTTACATCACTCCACTCCGCATACTCAGGAGTTAGCTGTGGGCTTGTATATGATATTATTGATTGAGGTACGAATTCCATTATACAGTCACATACTTACCAACCATTAAAGTTGTATCCTTGTCAAATATATATTTACGACCAGTTTGTAAATTGCTAATGGCGTCATATGTTGTCATAAATTTAACTGTTCCATCAATTGATAACATTGCACCTTCTGTTTTGATTTTAGTTATTGTAGCTGTTGGAAATTTAGTCAAAATATCAGCGGTTAATGTTTCTGTATTTGCTAAGCATTGATAACCTCCAAGTGCTTCGAATGCGTCCGTTTGAATTGCCATTTTACAATCCTTTTTTATTTAATTATAACATAGGTAAACCTATGCTATTGAAGCTCTTTGAAGCTGTAAAGTTTTATTACTATTTGCTGTTTGTCTAGTATTTAATTGATTTAAATACACTAATTCATTTTTAACATCATTTAAAGCTTTTACAATTACGCTATCTTCATTAAAACTAATTTTTAAAGTATCGTTAATTGTTCCCAAAGTTATATCTTTTGCATTAATTACACCTTCAAATTTATTAGCTACTATTTTTTTAGCAAATTCAATTTCTGCTGAACTTTTTGCAGTTCTTGAAACTGTATCTAAATAAGATTGAGCAGTGTTGATAGTTGCATTTCCAATATCAGATAAATCACCACTTCCTGATCTAATTGCATCTATCATATTATTAAACGATGAACTAAAATCTTTAAATGTAGTATCTGTTTGAATTGTACTTTTAATTGATGATACAAAATCTTTTAAGCTACTGATTAAAGATGTTCTATTTGATAGTAAAGTTTCTTCTGCCGAACTATAAACATCATAAAAAGAATCACTTAGAGATATTAAACTTCCGTATAGTTTTTGTCCTGATTCCGTTGTCGTATCAATTCCATTTACTAATGCTTTAAATCCAGTGATTGTAGTTGGAATAGTTGTAATTCCAGTTCTAGTTAACTCTTGATTTAATTCAGTAACTTTTAATTGTTGTTGCTCTACACTTGAATAGAAGTTTTCAATAAATGAACTTACTCCATCGCTTAACTGAGTTAATCCACCAGCTCCACTAATTGCCGAAATTGATAACCCATCTAATCCTTTTCCTAAAAAAGTAAGTCTATCTCTAATTAAATCTAATGATATATAAGCACCATAAAGCTCTTCTGCTGTTCCACTTAATGTAGATAAAATATTATTAAAGTTTGCACCTTTTTCAACTTTTAAAATAGATTGATAAAGTGATTCAAATCCTACATCACCTTGTTTATTAATAATTGAAGTAAAGTTTACTTTTTGAAATGTGGTACCTAATCTATCTATATAGTAATTAGCTTGTTCCATACCACTTGCAACTCTTGCTAAAGTTGTTAAACTTCCTTCGCCTACTTTTTGAAATTGAGTTATAACTGGAACAACTGATGTTGCTAAATCATCCCCAACTTTCCCAAAAATAGAAGTTAATAGTTCTTGAATTTGAGTTCCAGTTTTATCTTTTAATGAGATTTTACCAATTGAAACTACAAAGTTATTTAAACTATTATTTAACGAATCTGAACCTATCTCTAAAGCGTTTCCAGCTTGATAAACTGTATCGTATAAGTTTTTTAATACTAAAGAGAATTGATTATTTACACTTGCATCTAATCCAGTAAAGTATGTACTTAATGATGTACTAGATGAACTACTAAACCAAGATTTTTTGCTAGTTGTCGTACTAATAGTTTGATATGCACTTGCATTTAGTTGATTTATTGCTTCTCTTAAATAAGCATCTGCAAAAGTTATTCCACTATCTGTTAGAGATTGAGATACAGAAGTTTTACCAAATATTCCACCAATAGCACTATTTATAATACCACTAAATAGATTATTAATTTGTCCGATAACTGGGATTTTAGATAATATACTTCCGATAGGATTAATTACAGAACTAGTTAAGGCATTTGTAGATATATTATTCTTAAATCCAGTATCAAACCCGCCAGTATAATTCGTACCTAATGCTGTTGCTGAATTTTGAAGTAATAAAGAAGTTACACCACCTATTTTACTATCAATACTTTCAAGACTTTTTGACATTTGTTGTGAAAGTCTAAACTCAGGTTTTGCATAATCTTCTAAAATAGATAAAGATTTAGTAATTGACTCACTAGCTTTTAAAGTATCGCCTAATACACTACCACTTCCAGTATTTGCTTTTTGCATTGAGAAACTATCACCAGTAGTCGTACTGCTCCCGCCTATTCCAAGTGATACACCAATATTCCCTAGTAATGATTTAACCATTATCGCCATTGCAGCCATTCTAGGAATAGCAGTATAAGGGTCACCAGTTCCAGCAGTTAATATAGCTCTTGTACCTTCCACTAATGCTAAAACAGTTTGAGCAGCTTGAAAAGTTGCAGCTTCTTTACTTCCTTGTTGGAACATTCCACTAATAGCACCGGATAAATTTGCATAGCCTAGAATCTGATTACTTATAGCTTGTTTATTTAGTAAATCTGTGTCTTTAGTATATTGTTGTTCTAGCTCTTTAGTTTTCTCTACATCACCAGCATATTTAGTAAATTCAGTAGTATATTTTTTGTTTAATTCAGTTTCTGCTTTTTTAGATTTTAAACTCGCATCATTCATTGCAGCTAAAGACTTGCTAACTTCCATTATTTCACTATTAGAAGATTTAAAACCAGCACCAAAATCAAATATAGCGTTATTTAACTCAATTTGTCTAACTAGCGAGTCCTCTTGAAATGATTTAATTGTATCTTGAAACTCTGCATTATTATCAGCTTTTAATCTTTCAACTGTTGCATCGTATAATTCCATTTCTAGTGAAATAAGCTTTTGTTTTTGCTCTATTGTTTTATCTGAGTTTTCAATATTTAAAACTGTTTGAGCGTATTGAATAGCTTTTAAGTCTAGTTCTTTATCTAAACTATCTTTTTGAAGTTGTAATTTTTTCTCATAATATGATAATTCAGTCTGTATATTTTCTAGTATAGTTTGAGAATTTAACTCATTTCTTAGTTTTATTTCTGCACTTAATACTTCATTTTTAGAAAACCCAGCTTTTACCCATTCTATAGTTTTAGCTGTAATATCTGAAATTGATTTATCATAACTACTCATTCCAATTTGTGCAATCTCTGCTCTTGCTTTTTGAGTTTCTTCTAGCTTTTTATTAGCTTTTTCTAATTCTCCGTTTTGCTTTTCTTGTTCCTTATTTTGCTTATCATTAAATTCTTTAAATGAGTCTATTCTTGCTTTATTTATTTCTTCTTCTGTTGCACCAGCTTTTTTTAATTTTTCAATTTTATCGGCTAAATCTAATTTGAATTTTTCATAATCAGAACCTGAAAGTTTAGTTATTTCTTTTTGATTTCTTTTAATAGTTTCAGTAATTAATCCTATTTCTTGTACTTTTTCCGCTGTAAATTGACCCATAAAAGAATCTTCTTGTTTAGGTATAACTGAATTATCATATTCAGATTTAGCACTTGTTAATTCTAAAATTGCATTTTTTTGATTTAAAATAGCTTCAATTTGAGCGTCAATGACTTTTTTTCTTTCAGCTTGTGTTGAGTCAAGCATGAATTTATCATTTGTAATTTCTTCTCTAGTCTTATAGAGTTTTTGTAAGTTAGCATCTAATTCTGATACATTGCCACTTAAACTTAAATTAGCACTTTCTATTTCACTTGCAGCAACTACATAAGCACCTACTGCAACACCAGCTAATGCAGCAATCCACCCAATTACTGGCACAGAAGATTCTAATGCTAACATGGCAGTTCTTAATCCATAAACTGCGACTGTTGTAGCTTGAATACCTCTTATAACTGCACCACCTACTGTAAATACAGCATAAGCAGTTCCTAATCCTAATAGAATTCCAGATGTTTGTTTTAATGCAAAATTATGTTCATCTATAAAAGTTTTTGACTCTGTATAAAATTGAATAATACTTTTAGCCATATTTCCAATATTAGTGGACATAGTAACTATTCCATTAGCTAATGATTGACTTGCACCCGTTGCAGTATCAATCTCATTTATAGCCAAAGATAAATCAGTTTTTAGATTAGTTAATGCTTTTCCAACTGTTACGGGTAATGTTGCAAAATCTCTATCGATATCTGTTTTAACTTTTAATAAAGCATTAGAAACTCTTGTAGCTGTAAGTTCTCCATTTTCAGCCATTTTTCTAAGTTCACCTTGTGCAACTCCCAACCCTTTAGCTAAGTAAGACATAAGTTTAGGTGATGCTTCACTAATAGCATTAAACTCTTCCCCTCTTAAAACTCCACTTCCCATAGCTTGTGAAAATTGTAATATTGCACTTGAAGCTTCTGCTGCTGAGCTTCCACCAAGTTGTAATCCCTTAGTAAATGAAGCTACTACACTATTAACTTGCTCTGTTGTAGCCCCTACTTGTTTTAAAGCTGGATTTAATTTAGTAAATAGAGTTATAGTATCAGATATTCCAGTATAAGACTGCTTAGAGATATTTAATAAAGCTGTTTGTTGCGATGTATATTCCGCTGTTGAAGCTGTTGCTAATTTTAATCTAGCATTTAATAAGTTCATACTATCAGCAATGTTTATTATTTCTTTTCCTAATTGAATAGAAACATAACTTGCAATTATATTTTTAAGATTTACAAATCCAGCAGTTACTGCTTTAGTTGATTGTTCAGTTTTTCCTGATTGTGTTGTAAGTTTAGATAGTTCGTTTGTAGCTTGTTTTATGCTACTTGAATCAACTTTTATACCTAATTGTGCGATATTGTCCATATAATATGCCTTATATTTTGATTATTTATAAGGATATTATATCTAAAGTGTAGTAACCGAATAAGGAGCTTTCGACTCTGGATTTGTGTCGTTAATTTCTTGGATATATAATTGACTCATTTGTCTAATAATCATAACTTCATCACTATTTAAAGGAGTGTTGGTTATTCTCATATAAGACTCTATTTCTTGAAAAGTTAATGGAATCATTCCCATACCTGAGGACATGTAAAAGCCTAAGTTTTCTAAATGTTCAATTAAATATCCACCGCATTTTAAAATAGGAAAATCAGGAGTTTTGCCCATTTTGTCATAAATATCTAACCTGCAAGATGAATCTTTAGGCTTGTAATCTGCATCAGGTGTTGCTCTTAAGTATCCTAGTTGTCTAACGAATAGAAGTAAACTATTGCTTACTTCTCCGAGAAGTTTCCCATATTTGCAGATACTTCTTCAATTAAACTTCTAATATATGGAATATCTAATAATAGCTTTGTGTTAGTTTCATTAAATTCTAACTCTTTGTTTTTATCATCTTTAAATCCTCTATATCCAGCAACTAATTCAAATAAGAATAAATCTTCAATTTCTTTTTCTATTGGAATTTCTTTTTTATTTTTGATCGCTTCAATAGCATTTCTTTGTAGTTCTAACTGTAGTTTTTTAATCTTTTTAGAACCGGCATAATATATTGAGATGAATGCGGGAGTTTCATCATAAGTTTTAGTTTTAGGATTATAAGATTGACTTCTTTTTCCAGTAATAGGGTCAAGTACTTCGAACTCTTTAGAGTCATCTAATTTTAAATTTGATAGTGTTGATATTTGCATAATCTTCCTTTTTTAATTTAGAAAATTATAGCATAAAGTAAGTAAAAAGGCTAGGTTTTTAGTCTAGCCTTTAAGGTTAAGCAATTATTTCTAATTCCGCACCATTTTGTTCAATAGTACCTTTGTACATAACAAAAGCATCAATTGCATAAGTTTTCATAGAACTAGATACCTTTACGGGTAGCACTGTGAAATTTCCGTCTGTATTCTCGATAATCATTTTTCTTTCAGTTTTATCTGAGTACATTGTTTTTAATATCGACTGGCCTTCAGTATCTGCCGAATCAAATAAACACTCTACTGGCATATTACCATAAGAGATTGAACCCATTGATTTTACTGAGTCGTCTGAGCTTAAGAATTTCTCCTCACTTGTCGCTCTTGTTCCACCAATATCACCAAAAGTCTTAAGATTTTTTATTCTCTTAGCTGTTGCGATAGCTGTTGTACATTCTGCTTTTGTTGTTGCTGCTACCGATGTAGCAACTAGATAGAAATCTGTACCCGTTGAGTCTACAAATGCCATAATTGTCCTTTATAATTAAAATTTTAACTATAAATTATAACACAGCTAAAAAGCCTACCCTTAACGCTATTTTATACCTACCATTATCAACTCCAAGATTAGCAATTTGAGGTACTCCCTTAATTCTAATCTTTAAACTATCGATAGTTAAAACTGTACCGACTGGAAATAATCCCATATATAGATTAGCTCTATCCATAGCTTTACTTCTTCCTTCATTAATTGGATAACAAAGTGTAATTTGTACTAAGCCTTCCATTTCGTATGAAGTTTCATTTATATATGGTACATTATTACTAGATGGTAATATATAGACTTCTTGATACTCTTTTCCAGTTGTTGGGACATAGTCTTTGTTCTCGTACGCTGTATCTATTAATGGAGTTAGTGTATTTAGTTTTGTTATAAATACTGTATAGACTTTATTTATGCTCATAAGTTATAACCTTTTTAGGTATTATAACTTATTTTATAGTAAGTAAGACTTCCTTTATACTATCAGATATATCTTTATGAAGTCTTTGCTCTTCTTGTTTATAAAAAATATTCTTTTCTTCTTGTATATTTATTGTATTATTATTACTCCAATCAATAGCATCTGCGATGAATAATGAATCATCTATTCCATTAATAAAAACTGGATGCTCAAAGTGGTTAAACATTTCATACTCTTCATTAGTAATAACTACACTGGGATTTGTAATTATTTCTCCTTCTATTTGAGTGAATGGGTATGTATTTTTGAAATCTTCAATTGTAAAATTTTCATTAAAAACTTTTTTATAACAATAAAAAAAATCTTCCATACTTGGTACTCTTAAAATAATGTCTTTATATTTATCTAATAAATAACTATAAAAATCAGCTTTTATAAAAGCTTTTTGTAACATATTCATAATCTATCCTTTTTATATATTATTACTAAAATAAAAAGTTTTGTAAATAAAATTTAAATATTTAGATATTTTAGTTTAAATAATGCGTAAAAAAGTAACTTATTTAATACCCTTATTTGCTTGATTTACAAAGTTTTGAAATCTCATTACATTAATTCCTAACATACCTTGAGGTGATTTCTTACTCCAACCATATTCTAACCTAAGAATATAAGGCAAATTATTTGTTAATGTAAAATATTGACCTAGCTTTAAATTATTAGTTTGACTTGCTACTTTAGCAACTGTTGCATTTCCTGATTTATCTTCTATTTCCAAAACATCATTTTGAATTGAGTTAATATCAGGTTGCCAGTTCCCACGTGCAGTTCCTTTATCTACTGCGGTGTCCATAATAATTGAATTACTTAAATCAAAGCAAACCTTTTTAAATAATAACTCACTTTTTTCGGTAGTCATATTCTCAAACTCTTTCATTTGTAATTCAAAACTTTTAGCCATTAGATATTAACCACTAATTCATAATAAGCAATCATTTCACCACTATAAGTAGGATTAATCACAGATACTTTATATCCTATTGACTCAATCAAGATGGTGTCTTGCAACTCAATATTAAAAGTTATATCACTACTAGCAATCATTAAAACTAAGCTTGTTGATTTAATTAAGTTGTTATCTATCAATCTAATATCAGGCTTTTGTATTAATGCCTTAATTGGATAATCAGTCGTTGAAGATACTGTTTGTGTATCTGTTATTGGGTCGTAACTTCCCTCGACTACTTTTCTATATGTAACTAGCTTTCCATTTTTTTTGATTAGTTTAGTAGCTAGGGGTAAAGCCCATTTATCATTGCTAGTCATTTTTAGCCTTCTTATGATATTTAATCATTCTTTTATTTATCTCATCAAATAAGTGTGCTTGAATATATGCCATAGCTTCGCCATTTGAGTCGTGAGGGTTCATAAATCTTGACTCCAATAAAAATAATGTTGAATGAGTTACTTCGTGAACTATAGTTGAAATACTATTATTAAATATTCCAATAACTACATCACCATTTTCCGAATTCATAAAACATTCACCATTATTTGAAAGTGGTCTATCTGCTTCATAATCTTGATATTGTTTACATAGATAATTAAAGTCATTGTGATTAAAAACAAAATTCATATTCATACCAAAGATAGGCAAATAGTGATGTGTCTTTTTATATTTTTTACAGTATTTCATTATAATCCCTTTTACTTTAAATTATTAAAATATTCAATTATATCTGTGATTACTTGAATTTCATTATCATAACTAAAATTCATATCTCTTGATTTACCTTTATATATAAAATTAATTTCCATATATATGGGACTCAATACTTTTTCAATTTCATCATAATCAAGTTTATATTCAGTCACATCTCTTTTTAAACCCATATTTAAAGACTCTATATCTTTATATTTTCGGATAACTTTCATAGATATAAATCTGTAAATTAAATCCTCATTTATATCTTTAGGTTCTTTACATGTAGTTATGTCGTGTTTTCTCATTTTTTAAACCCCTTTAATTTAATATCAAATTATATCATTAAAGTTATTTTAAACTCTTGAAATCGAATAACTAAATGAACTCGTTGATACTAAATACGGAGCTAATAGTTTATTTACATAATTGTAAGATGTTAAGTCGTCTTGATTAGGGTCGTATTCAACTTCTAGTGTACCTACTTTTTCTCTGATTGTAGTTTTGCCAGTATCTTGTAGTAAATCCCCACTATTTGCCTTTAAAGCTAATTCACAAAGTGCATTTTTAATAGCAATAGGATAAACTGTTTCTCCATTGATCAATCTAGGAAATGAGAGGCTCTGAGTAGATACTAATTTTGTACCAAGGTAAGTGTAGTTGTTCTCTATATAATCCATTGCACGAATAATTAACTGCTCACGATTAGTAAGTGAAGCCCATTGAGTTATCCCACGCTTTAAAAAATACGAGTCAGCGAATGCAACATCAATATAAGAATCTGCATTTATTAATCCCGTCCCATCTTCTATTATTAAAGCCATATTAGCCCTTTATATTTTATTCTTATTTTAACATAATTAAGAAGATTAATTTTAATTTGTGTAAATTTGTAACTAAGTTTTAATTTTAATTGGTAATTTTAGAATATTACTTTACTTTGGTTTGGAGTTTGTTTATAATTAAGAAAAAAGAGGAGATTAAAATGGAAATAAATAAAATTGAATTAATTGAAGCTATTAAGCATAATATAGAATCAATGTATAAATTAGTAAGTAGCAGTTTTAAAATAAAGCTAGATTATGAAAATGAAAGATTTATAGCAACAGAGGGGATTATATTTAAAAAAGAAATTACAAATAAATCATTTGATGAAATAATTTATGATTTTTTAAATAAATTATATTAAAAGGCATAAAAAAAGGGAGCGATTAAACTCCCTTATCTTTAATAAAAAATTAAATCAGATTATAAACTATTTTTCTTTAGTTTTAGCTTTTTTATCTTCTAAAACTTCAACTTTCTCTACTTCTTTTGTATGCTTACAATTTTTCATTTCAGCTTTTGTTTCATGAAACTTATTGCAAGTAGAGCATAAATAGATACTCATAACTATCTCGCTATATATCTAATATATGCTTCGATTTTACCAGTTAAAGTTGCATCATTGTTTACTGCTACTGCTTTAACATAAAGTGGGTCTGATGGTTTAACTACATATCTTGCTAACTCTGTACCAGCTGCTAAAGTTGTTGCCCCTGACGCTGTTTTAGTGTATAAAGTTTGAAAAGCTGTAAAACTTCCACCTTCTGTATCACTTCCAGTTAAAGAGATAGTTAATACTTTTGTATCAGCTAAAGCAATAGCTGTACTTCCTACATTTACTACGATTTCAAGTGCAGCCTGAGCACCACCAACTAATTGAGCAGAACCAGTTAAAGTTGCATTTGCTGTAACTGTTGCATCGTTAAATAAATAATCCTGAGCAGATTTAAGCTCTTCTGATATTTTTCCAATAGCCATTTTATTTCCTTGTTTTAATTTATTTAAGAGTGGAAATTAATCCACTCAACTTATGCGATTGTTACGTTTGCTTCTAATGCGTCTAAGAAGTTGTAAGAAGTTACGATAGGAGTTCCATTCCATCTTGCAACAGTTCTATCAACATCATTTTGATTTGGATTCATTTGTAATCTTGAAGCCTTATAATTGTAAAGCTCAGCTAATACTCTTGGGTGCATATATAAAACTGTTGAGCTATTAGCTCTTGCTTTTAATAATAAATTATCCATCATTCTTTCTGTTGGAGGTTTTGGAGTTCCTGAGTCTAAGTCAATATTTACGATTGAAGAAACATATCTTTTATTAGCTAATTGAATACCTAAATAAGATTTAAGTCTTACTCCATAACCTAAAATGTTTTTACCATTAATAAGTTTTTCATATACTGCACCACCATTGATAGGTAAAATATCAAATACTTTTCCATTGCCAAAACCATTAGGGTCATATAATCCAGTGATTTCCCCCGGAGTCCATGTTACAGCTAAGATTGAGTAGTTAATGTTTGAGCTTCCACCAGCTGATTCAGCTTTTCCCTCAGTAATTGAGTATGCTCTAATGTTATTGTAGATAATTGCTTTTTCTACATCTTCACCAGTTTTTCTTAAGATTAAAGCTTCTTTTTTAGCAAAATAAGCAGCAGCACCACCTAATTTTTTAGCTTTATCTTCACCAACAAACATTGTTCCACCTAAGATAGATAAATCAGTTTGCTTTAATTCTGTTTGAGCATCTACTGTTGGTAATTCATCATCAATATCAACCATTCCAGCACCAGTAACACTTGATACTTCTTCAAATAGATTAGATAATCCGTGTGTTGATGCTTCCATAGGCATCATTGCAACGATTGGAGCTTCTTCTAAGAATTGGTCTATCATTACACTTTGAGTTTTAGCTTCTTGTAAAGCAATATCTCTATAAATATTTTTAACTGCCATTTTAGTACCTTTTTATTTTATTTGAACATTTCAGCGTAAGCTTCTGTTCTTGTTTTTGGTTGGTCGTTTGGAGGAGGATTTCCACCACCACTTGCACCACCACCACTATGTTGAGTACCTTCTAAAAACATATAGCCCTCACCAGTTGGTGAAGTCCAGTCTTTTACAAAGTCATCAACGCTCTTATCACCGAAACTTAATGCTCCATCTTTAAATGTTGCCTCAGCTTTTAGCAATTTTTTAGCTATTGCTTGTTTATTTCCAGCTAATTTTAAACCGTCAACTACTTTAGTTATTGCATCATCATAAGATAATTGTTCTAACTTTCCGTTTGCTTCTTGAAATGATGTACTAAGCTTTTGCACTTCAATATCTTTTTGCTTGATAGTTCCTAATAACTTACTATTTTCACTTTTAATTGTTTCCAATTCATCAAGTGTCTTATAATAAGCATCTGCATCAATCTCTTTATTTTTGTTTCTAGCTGTTTTCAATTCAGCTAATAACTCTTTATTTTTAGAATTGACACTTTCTTTTTCTGCTTTTAGTTCTTCAACTTGGGCTTGTAATTCTTCTAAAGTCAATATATTGCTCCCACAAGGATAATTTTTATAAGCCACAGACTCATAATTGAGATAATTATATCATAATCTTTGTAACTAATTGTTACAGTTAGATTAATTTATATTTTTATTTTGTGGAATGATTGGTAATTTTTGTTTTAGTTTGGTATAGTTAAATAAAAAGAGGAGTTTGAAGATGCATAATATAGAAAAAAATATAATTTATATTGCAACACTTAGTGGTGGCAAAGATTCGACAGTACAAACTGATCTATTATTAAAAAATGGTTATCCAGTTGATTATATTATTTTTTATGACACTTTACAAGAATTTAAATCTATGTATGTCTATATTGATAAGTTAAAAGAATACTTTAGATCAAGATACAATAAAGAAGTAATTGTTACTAAGCCAAAAAGTACATTTGAAGATTGGTGCTATGGTAAAATAAATAAGAAAGGTGCTTTATATGATGGATATATTAGAGGTATTCCAATGGTTTGGAGTGAGCCTTGCTATTGGAGAAGAGAAAGCAAAGTAAAAGCATTTGATGATCTAATTAAAGAACTAAATATAAAAGAGCATAAGATTTATATAGGGTATACGAATGATGAAAAAAATAGAGTAATGAAAGAAGATAAATTTATATACCCGTTAATAGATTATTTTAATATGAGTGAATTTGATTGTAAAAAATATTTACTAGATCAAGAAATGGAAAATCCACTTTATAAAAACTTCAATAGGACTGGTTGCAGAATGTGCCCAGCTCAAAGCAAAAAAAGTTGGTTTAATGTTTGGAAATATTTTAATGAAGATTGGCAATATATGAAAATTATAGAAGATCATCTTAATGGATTAGAGTTACAAGGAAATAAGATCAAAAATAAATATTGGTTTCCTAATTTTAAAACTACTAATGATTATGAAAATGAATTTATCAAATTAGATCAAAGGAGTTTGTTTAATTTTTCAGATGAACCGCTAAAAGATTGTTTTTGTAAAATATAAGAGGGCTAATCCCCTCTTATAAACTAAGAGAAGTATATTAACTATATTTCTCTTTTAATTGCTTAACCGTCAAAGTCTTACCGTTCTGATTAACTAAATCACTAAAATTAATCACACCATCTTTAAATAACTTATATCTTGATTGTCCCAAATACTCCTCTTGAAATGATTTAGATTTGCTCTCAAACCATTTTTCAAAAGTTGTATCTCTTGAAACATATCCGTCCATAGATGACCTTGTACCGATTGGAACTTCATCAAGTGTGATTCCTAACTCTTTAAATGATTTAGTTATAGGCAAACTAATACATCTGCAATTCCATCCATTCGGGGCTTTAATAAAGGCATACTTTTTACCCTTTTCATTTATTCCTTTTCCGTTTAGGTCGTGAGCCATTCCATCATAGGCAGCGTGAGCAGGGCGAGTTCTAGAATCTAAAGTTGCGTTCCATTCCCAACCCTTAAATATATCAATATTTTCTTTATATGTTTGTTCTCTTACTTGACTTGTTACAGTCGCAACAGCAGTCCTAACAATAGTCTTAATATTATTGTTATTCTTAATATCTAAAGCACTCTTTAGCCTAGTAACTATCTGTGGATTTGTTTCACCCTCAATCACAGCTAATCTTATTTGTTTAGTTAATGTTTCTTGAAACGCTTTATCTTGTTTACCTAACCATTCGCTAATCGTCAATCCATCCATCAAAGAAGTATTAACTATCTTTTGCACCGTTCTATCCGTTGGTAGCTTACTAACTAAATCAATTCCAATAGCTCCGTTAATCCCATTCGCTACATAACTTGCTTCACTAATTCCAAGTTGCACTAAATCATCGTTTACGCTTGTTAAATCAGGAGTAAGTTTTGCATTAAGTTCTTTTATGATTTTATTCATATTCACTAAGTTAATGTTTTTGCCCGTTGCGATTTGAGCTAATATATCATCAATTACGGATACATAGGCATTGATAATATCTTTAGTTAGACTATTACTTACCCTTTGTAAGAGTAAGCTTCTAGTTAGTAGTAGGTCCTTTATTTCATCTGTTAGATTTTGCATATTAGTTTGTTAATTCTATTCCAAAAAATAAATACGCTTCATCTTTACTATCAAACCAATACCAACCCTCAATTGGATAATCAAACTCATCTTTAGTTTCCTTTGTCATAGAAAAATTAGGAGTGTAAACAAAATTCTCACCCTCTAAAATTTCTCCATTATCATTTTTATAAAATGCCATTATTTAATCCTTTTAATTTATTAACCCGTTACTGTCCAACCTTTTGCAGTCGCAATTGCCGGATTATCTCCACTTACTCCATAATTTCCAGTTACTGTTACAGTTTGTCCTATTACAGTTGGAAGTATTGAATACATTTCATTTAGTGCTGTTGCACTCATTTTAGCATTAGCTACTGAGAAAGTAAATCTTAGAGGCATTAGCATTCTTTTTAGGGAATAGTTGTTTTGCAGAAAGTTATTATTTGCTGTATATACTGAACCTACTATAATATTAGGACATATCTGTAAACTATCGGATTGACTTAACATTAAACCTGCATTAACTCCTGATACATTTCCAAATATATAAGATGGTATATTTGTTAAAGATTTACAAACATTAAGCATTGAAGCTATATTTGTAACTCCACTACTATTACTAAATGTAGGTGCTTTTTCTAATGACCAACAATTACTACACATGCCTGATACTGTGGTTAATAGACTAGTAGTATTAAAATGCCCAGCATCTTTTATACTATGGCAACTATCTATAGCATTAGCTAGTGTAGCACAACTTGTATAATCATATAATGGCATTTTTCTAAGTGCATAATTATTTTGATGAATACTTGCAAATGTTGTTACATTACTTGTATCTTTAATTGATACTGATTGTAGTGAATAACAATCGTAGAATAACTCATTAAGTGTTGTATCAGCTAATTCACCTATTAAACATTGTTGCATGATTGAATGTTTAATATAACTTGTTGCAAGTCCAATGTATATACTCAAACAACTTAAAGCATTTATTCTAACATCTAAAAATCCACTAGTTATATCAAAAGCTGTACTTGTACTAATACTAGAATGGTTAATATTCATATTTATTTCTGATATATTATGACCTACTTGTGGTGTGATTGTAATAATACATTGCTTATATCCAAACTTAGATACTGTATCAATATTTAAATCTACATCACTATAAGTATACTTGTGCTCTGCTTTTGTGCTACCTACAAAATTTTCAACTACACCATCACCCCAATTTACTGTATAATTACCACTACAAGAGAAGGCTACTAATTCACTATCAGTATCAAATACTGCATTTAGAATACTTACCTTTTGAACTCCATCAACATTATCAGGTAGAGCTAACCATTCAGTAGGTCTTACCCAAGCATCTGCTACTGTACTACCACCTCCACCCGAACAAATCCCAAAAACATTATCAGGGTTAGGAATCATTGAAGTTATCATCAGTTTCTCATTACATATAAAGTAGATTTTGAATCTTCATCTGCTGTATCTAAAGTCAAAGTAACATCACTTGCAAAACTAAATGTTTGATTAGGTTTAATTTTACCACCATTCTCAACTGCACTATCTTTAATCTTAAAATAAACATCTCTAAATTCACTTAGATTTTGCACTATAAACGCTGTTGAAGTATCAAGTAATATATTCTGTGGAGTTGTTCCAGTTAATACTACATTTAAATCTGTCATATTAATCCTTTTTTATTTTAATTATATCACTTTTAATCAGTTACCTTTTTACACATTATGTAAATTTATATTTATATTATAGCTAAATAGTTGATTTGTGGATTTGGTTTTGGTATAGTTTGAGTAAGAAAAATTAAAGGAGTTTAAATGGATGAATATATAACTTGGTCAGATGAACTAAAACAGTTTGACGACAATATTACTTTAAAAGAATTACTTAAAGATGTTTGTGAAACTTGGGATGTATATGAAGTTGAAGAAGGTAAATATTTTAGAAATATTGGTTTGAAAGATATAAATGGAAAAAATATTTATGCCGATAGTTCTATTGTTGAGTTTAATAATTCTCAACTATGGAATAAATATAATGGAATATTCTTTTATAATAAAGAAAGACTATGTTATCAAATTAGAATCATAGATGGAGTTAGAAATAGTGAGATTATACCTTATGACATATATTGTTCTGATTTTAAAATCATAGATACTATTCAAGAAAATAAATTAGGATTAGTCTAATTAAAGAGGGATAATCCCCTCTTATAAAGTCGGACTCGAAACCTCTAAATTACTCTTATAATCATCAAAGCTAATTTCACTTTCAATAATCTCACCTTTTTGTAGCTTTTTAAACATATCTTCTTGTCTAATAGCTCCCGTTTGCCAAGCTGTAACAAGTGCTGTTATTGTTTGTGCGTCCATTTCGCTTAAGTTATAGTCTGTGTTAAGTTCAAGTTTAACTTCATCTGGATTTTGTCCTTCCCATTCAGCGATAATCTTTAAAGCCTGAGTAATGGCCCTTGAAGCTGTGTTTGCTATTTGCATAATAGTAGCACGATAACCAGCTGTTTTCATTTGCATAGTGTTTTCACTAATTTGAGCATTAGCTTCTGGAACTAGTAATCTAGCTCCAAGTGCAGCCATAGTAGATTTACAATTGTTTAGGTAACTTTCATTAAATGCTAATCCCGTTCCTTGTGTTTCTACTATTTTCATATCAGCGTTAGGCTCTTGGAATATTTGTGCGATACTTGAACCTAAAGTAATAGTTAAAGCATTGCCTTTATCATCTCTTGTATTGATACCTTTTCCCATGAAAAATGGATTACCAACAAAGTGTATAACATTTCTTCTTTCAACTGCTACACCATAGTAATTAAGATTTATATTTGCAATATCCATCAAAGGTGGCTTAACTGGAATAATTGAAATATCTTTATAAGTTAGTGGAATAAATGGAATGTAATTGATGGTTTTTCTATTAGCCATTACTGGTTTAAATTCCATAGTAGCAATAAATGTTTTATCTTTTTCTTCATATACTGCAACATTACAAACATTATTAATTAGTCTATAAACTCTATATCTGTTTTTGTATTCAGCTGTAAAATCATCCGTCCAATCTTCATAAACTTCATGTAATACTAACAATGTAAGCTTATTAACCGAATTAATAGACTCATATCTCCAATTGATTATAGTTTCTGATTTATAAAGCTTAGTAAATGCTCGAATGTTTAAAGCGTCTGTTTGTGGCTTAGTCATTCCAGTTGTGTCAATATTAGGAACATCAATTAAAAGTCCACATCGACCAACTTCCATCAATTCGTTAACTATGTTTTGCGATAAGTCCACGATTGTGTTATCGTCCATATCAATATTGTCTATTAGTAGTTCTAATGATGCAGGAAGTGAGATAATAGGCTCTTTTGCAAAGATTAATCCAGATATTCCTTTTGCAGTAGCTTCGGTGAAATTCTCGAATACTGACCTTTGGATAATAGCGTTATAATCTGCAATATCTACGCCTTTATTTTTAGGGACATAAGTTTCAGCATTCTTTTTAATAGCTTTGTCACCCTCAAAGACTGTACGCATTTTGATACAATCTTCTAAATGTGATTGAAATAGTAAATGTTGGTTACTTACTTTATTTACGGACATAGTTATCCTTTTTTAGATAATTATATCCTATTTGTGGGTGTGGTTAATTAATGTTATAAAGAGCTACACCAATCAAATTTATTTTCATCATATTTATATTGATTTATATTACAAACATCCACAGTGTCTCTATCCGCACATTTATCATTAGACAATATATGACTGCAAAATCCATTTTTGCTATAAAAAATGCAATATCCACATTTATTTTTACTTTTTATGTTGTCAATTAGTTGCTGCTCTGTAGTCAATTTTATTTCCTCTTTTTTTATTTAACTATACCATACAACAATCAAAACTCCAAACAATTCACATAAAATCAAAGATAAATTTGTTTTAGTGTGTAGATTGGTAACTATTTCAATTTATTATAAGCTTTATTCAAATTAAATAACTGCTTTCTTTGATTATCTATTTTTCTATTAAGCTCTTTTCTGCTTTCTTCCAAACATTCGCACTTTAAAATATAATATTCTTTTTCCATAAAAGATATAATTTCATCTTCATTTTCAAATTGTTTAGTAAAAGTAAAATCATCAAATAGTAAAAATTCTACTGTTATGTTTTTAAACTTATTTTGAAGTGATATTATTTCTTTATATTTATCCATTACTTTCATTTCAAAGCCCCTTTTATATTATGTTCATTAATACGATTTTGTATATCTTCTTTTAAAACATCAGGAATTAATTTTAAAGCTTCTTGTACTTTTTTACTTATTTCATTTATTTCATTGATATAATTAATATCATTTTGATTATCTATACAATTTACAGCTAATATAGCCCCTAAAGATTCCATTTCTTTTTCATAATCTTTTTCCATCTTTGAACCCCTTTTAATTTATCAAATTATATCTAAATCCCCATTAATTTAGCTGTTGAATAAGTTTGCACTAACGGGAATCTTACTTTAGTGTAATATCGTAACGCTGTTGTAATATGTTGATATTGACTATCTTTTTCTTGGAATGATGAACCCTCTTTGAGTTGTGTAGTTGAAAGCCCTTTATCTGTATATTTACATATTGACGGATTAACAAAAAAGTTCACTTCATCCATTGCATTTAATATTCTTGCTCTTAATGAGTTTTGCCCGTCCATAATTGACATATTAGAATAAGGTACTTTATCAATCACTATCCAGTTATTAGCAAATAGTATATCTTTAATTGCTGACCAACTAGACTCTTGACTATGTTTCTCCCCTGCTCTTCCTGCTGCATCACCATATAAAAACACTTGTTTAATTTTAGCGTGTTGATATTTTTGTACAAATTCCATTACTGCATTTCTAGCTACTGCACTTTCAAGGATTATTTCATCTACTACATAAGATACATCACCATACTCTTGAACAATAGCACTACTCATGGGAGTATAGTTAAAATCGTGGCACCAATGTATTGGTCTATCTGGGTCGTAAACTTTATCCGTGTGATTTCTTTTAGAATAATCTTCATAAGCTCTACCCGTTGCAGTTTCGAAACTTGCTTCATACTCTTGTAGATATTGCTTTCTACTCATACGCCTTTTAGCTGCTTCAATTGTCTTAGTAGGTAATATCTCGCTTGACTTCCAGTGATATAACTTCCACTGTGGGTCGTTTGCTGTTTCTGCATAGTTTGCCATATCGTAATAATGATTAAGACCATCAGGTACACCAATTAACCAACACCACGCTTGATAATCTGGTCTTGATGGATTAAATGTATCTAATGCAGGTGAAATGTTTGCTTCCCATGCACCCTCTTTAATATCTGCAATCTCATCTATTATTCCACCACTCCAAAAAGTACCCTCTATTCTCTCTGGTTTATCTAATCCAATTAAAATAATTACTGTTCCATTTTTAAAGTGTAATGTTAATTCTGTTTCACTTGGTGGTTTTGCTTTTTGTGATTCTGGCATTAATTTTTTTAAGTCATTCCAATAAATCTTTTTTACTTGGTCTCTTGTTGGAGCAGCTACAAAATATTGTTCATTTGGATTCTTTAATGCTTGTTTGATTATGTATCGTTTAGCTCTTTCAGTTTTTCCACTTCTACGACCTGCAGGAACTACTTTAAATCTAACATCATCATTTAATAGTTCTAATTGTACTGGGTGGTCGATTAGTTTATACCAACGCTTTTTATTTATTTCTGATAGATATTCCATTAATCTGGCAAACCATTTGCAATAGCTAGGCTTATATCTTCTATTGTTAGATTAGTTTGTTGTAGATTATTATTATCCACTTTAATATTAGTATTTGCGTGTCGTGGTGCGTGTTCCAATGTTATTGCATTCTTATCAATACCCTCGTCAATAGCCTTATAATCAGATGGTGATAATTCTATTTCAATAGTTTTAGGACTTTTCATTAAAGGCTTTCCATCATCGCTGTAATGTGTTTCATATTCTACTACTTGCTTAGTGTTTTTAGTTAGCATTTGATTTTTTCTGATTAATGATAGATTAGCCGTACTGAATAAAAGTGATTTTCTTCCAGTTTCATCTTGTATCTGTTCATCTAGTATTGTTATATCAAAATCACTTAATTTACTTAATTTTTCAACAGTAGTGTTGATTTTTACATCAAGTGTTGATTTTTCTTTATCAATTGCCTTAATATCGGCTTTCAATTGTTGAATTTTAGCTTTTTCCCAATTTTCTTTTTTAGCTTGTTTTGATATAGAAGTTTTATTAATATTTGTTTCTAATTCTATTTGACTAAGAGATAATCCTTGTTCAAATAATGCTCTTGCTTTATTCCATATCTCTTTATCTATTGCCATTAATTACCTTTATTATCCTCTAAAGTTTTAACTATCCAATAAGTACAAGCTAATATTAAAGGATATATCATATCACTATTTATTTTTAATTCAAATATATTGACTATTGTAATTAAAATAAAACTCATTAATACATAACTACTATTTTTCATCCTCTACCCTTTAAATCAAATCTTTCATTAATCTTAACACTTCCATTACTTCTTATCGGTTCAAATATCTTTAGAAATACTATAAATGAAGCTGATATTAGTTTTTTCATTATATACCATCTACACATTCGTGCATAATATAAGTTAGTATAGATAATT